ATACTTAACAGTATTTGGTGTATCAATTAAAATTGTAAATTCTTTAGATTTTGCACTGTATTGATATTGATCTGTTGCTGACACTGTAAACTTAAATGATCTATCAAAAGTTGTTGTGTTGTTATCAAATACGGTGGTACCACCATCAAAAGTAATTAAACCAAGTTCCCCAGTAATTCCATTATAATACTGTGGTACTGACCCAATGAGTTCTCCGTCATAACTAAGAGTTAACCCTGGTGGTAATGTTCCATCAACCTGTTCATAGATAACAATTGCTTCGGGAATTGAACTAATCGCATCCAAGCTCAAAGTAGACACATAGTCTGCATCTAGTGGTCCCAATGTATCTGGACTATTCCAAATAATTTCACTTGTAATGTCACCCAACAAGTCAATAGTAAATGTTCGTGACGATACTGCTGTTTCATTACTTAAGACATACGCCCTAATAGCAGTAATTGTAAATGTATATTCTGTAGTAATTGCTGGTTGATATGGAACTCTGCCATAAACTTCGCTAGTAATTGGGTCAAAACTCATACCTGGTGGCAATTGACTCAACGATCCAATGTAGAATGTAAATCCATTGTCAATGTCATATGCTAGTGGAGTTGTCAAACGCAATCTATAACCGCCTGAAACGGTTGCCACTGAATAAATTCTGTAAACTGTGCTATCGTCTATGTCAAGATAATTTAAAAATGTAAAATACTGTCCAGCAATTGGTGCTTTTGACGCATTTGTTATAGTCAAATAGTAGCTTCCTGCATGGTTGTCAGTATTTGCGACTTGGAATGTAGATGCATACATTTCCATATTAGTTGCTTCTAAACGGAAAGTAGTACTTTGATTATCATACAATGCTACTGGGATAGTCAAGTAGTTATTTGCTCGATGAGTCCCCAATGCACTATCAGTTAACCACACTGGTTGTTGCAAGAATGTTGAATCAGATGTAAATTTGCCAGCTAGGCCATCACGCATCAACGAGTCAGCTCTAAATGCATCTGGATCTGCCACAAAAATTTCAAAAGTTCTATAGTTAAAGTTGATACCATCAGTAACTGTGACTATGAAATTGTACGATAGTGTGAATACATGGGGAGAACCCAGTGGTGCTACTAATGCTGGCCCAACAAAACCATTCAACAAGCCAGAATCTGAAAGTGTAACACCTGGTGGTAGTTCACCACCATCGTTATCAATGTAAAATTTTAATGTTTGACCAGCTACTGGATTCATATCCAACGCTTCAATTTGATAGTTTACATAGCTGCCATCCAATACATAAAACTGTTTATGTACGCCCACTGGCAGTTCACCAGCTGGAGTTATAAACTCTGGAGCAGCAATATTGCTCACGTGTAATTTAAGAGTCCTATCAGAAAATCCTGCGTTGCTTAATGCACGAATACAAAATTCGTAGTCCAACGTGTTATCATCGACGTATGGGCTGCCTTGTATCCTGTCGCCATTGATAAACAACCCACTTGGTAATTTTCCTGAAATGATAGAATATGTTACACCAGTGTCGTTTGATACTGGTAATTGTACATCTATATGATTCCTTTCTGGAAAGGTCCCCAAGCTGTATCCAGATAGCTGTGTCCACACGTTTAATGACATTATTTGCTCCGTATACTGTATTTACCGTTAGTACAATCTCTCAATGCTGATGAAGTTCTTCAAATAGTAAGCGCCAATCATTAGTGTAACTCTGTAGAACTTCTGATTTGTATAGTCATTGACTAGATACGTTGACCCGTCGCCTGCGTTCGGGAAACTCCATCCAAACCATGATCCGCTAGGAGTTGTTGTCATAGTGGAGCCCGGATAAGTAGTTGCGGTTCCGGCATCACCACTAATAAATGCGTAGTTAGCAGAAATGCTAAGAGTTGCGGTGCCTGTTACTGTTGCACAACATAAGCCTCTTGCCCCACCTGTTGTTACGCTAAATTTAAGATTGTCTAATGTTACAAACTGTCCAGCATCTACGTAACCGCTGGCAAACCCTCTATTTAAAGGTGTTCCCACTGCGCCAGCAGTAGTTGTTAAGTCGACATACGCACCCCTGTTGCTACCACCTTGTTCAAAAATACGAAGTCTATTTTGGAAAACATCGATGACAACACCGTTCCCGCCCAAAGAAGTATTTGTAGCAGGTTTACCTAGCATTATCTCACCGCCCTCATCGCCGCCCTGTGATGTAGCTACTAGATAAGGAACAGTCAATTTAGTACCATCAAATGTAAGAGAATCACTGCCAGCGGCTGCATTTGATGAGTTTTTATAAACTACTTGATTAGCAGTTCCAGCAGTTGGACCAATGGCACCAGTTAATTCTACAATGGTCATTGTGGGACCATCTTGCTCACCAAAGTCCCAATTGCCGCCTACCGCAGTAACAGTCTGCATACTGTAAGTATATGTGCCTGCGGGTGGAGTGTCTACAGTTTGTACACAGTACGGCACATTGACGTTAGCGTTTAGCGATTCTGCTTGAACCTTCATACCAATAGCACTACTGTTTCTAAATATCTGCATAACAATATAACCTGGGCTTGTGGGGTTAGCATCGCCTGTAACGATAATCATTACTGGATTACCCGTGCTGGTAAATGTTGTGCTTAAAATAGTTCTACCAATAGCATTAACAGCAGTTACTCTACCAGGAGCATATACTTTGTAATTCATTGCACCTGGAGATCCTACTGGCCCCGTATCTCCTTTATCGCCTTTAGGGCCTACAGGACCTTGGACACCAGCGGGTCCTGCCACACCTTGTGAACCTGTGGCGCCTGGCAAACCATCTTTACCAGCTGTGCCTGGGAGACCGTCCTTGCCGTCTTTACCTGGAAGCCCTTGAACACCTTGTGCTCCAGCTTCGCCTTTAGGTCCTTGGATTCCTGGAAGTCCGTCTTTACCGTCCTTGCCATCAACACCGTCTCGGCCTGGAAGCCCATCTCGTCCGGGTTGACCATCGTTACCATCTTTGCCGTCCTTACCAGCAGGACCTTGTTCTCCGGGAAGTCCATCCTTGCCATCTCGACCATCAAGTCCAGGGCTTCCATCTTTTCCGTCTTTTCCATCAATACCATCCTTTCCGTCTTTACCAGCCGGCCCTTCTATACCCTGCTGCCCAGGTTCACCCTTGTCACCTTTTGCACCAGTTGCCCCCACTACCCCTGTCTCGGCATCTATCCCGTTAATGTGCTCGATAACGTTGTCTAAGTTGGCGTTGATCTCATCAATAACTGTTGCTAATGGGTGTTCTGGATTTAATCCGTCAATTTCAATTTTTTTAATAGGCATAATTTATTCCTTACCAGCTAGTACCTGTCCATGCTGTCTTGACCCAAATGTCAGCAGCACCGTTTGTATAATCTGTTTTACAATAGTAGAAGTTACCGCTATCAAACGCAACCATACCTGCTTTGTTTCCGCTAACACCTTTGCTAGTGCTCGGAGCAGTTGTTGTCTGGTATGCTGTGTTTTGTACAGTACCGTCTGGGAATGTGAATGCTCCATCAGCACCGAAGTTGTAAATGGCACCATCAGCATCGAAATAATAATCCCCAGTGGTTTGAATAACGCCTTTTCCGTTAACAGCTAATGGCAAGTTAAATGTACCATCAGTACCCAACGTCCAAGTGTGTGTACCAGCAATTAATGTTAAATTTGATGCAGTTGCTTGGGCATAGTCGGGGCTTGTTAATGTGGCACTGTCATAGCCGTAAGGCTGCGGCATTGCTTGGGATGTTGTAATCTTCAAGATCTTGTTGCTACCAGGAGTATACTGAAAATCAATTATGTTGACAACAGTTCCAGTATCTCCATTTTGATTGCGGCGATATATAGTCCAATTATTAGCGCCAACTGATTGGAAGGCAGCAACAATCTGGTTCATTGGAAAGGTTGGAGAAGTATCCATCCAAATCCAACGATACGTATTGGTCTCTCCAGAAACTGGTGCAGGTCCGCTAACATAGTCAGAGAATCGGTAACCAACTTGATCAGTATGCGGTCCTATCAAACCGTTGTTAGCTGTAACAGTATTAAAAACTGGATCAGTCCCGCCATCTAATAAATTTTCTGTGTCAGTTAGATCTGAAACATCTGATGGGATACTTGGCTTGTTAATTAAATCGTTATACGATATTGTACTACTACCCCCACTGCCGCCTGAGTGGTTAGCAGACCCCATCCATTTAATACCGTCAAACAAGTAATTCACGCCGTTATCGGCTTCGTAAATATCACCTTGTTCTGGAGTTTGTGGAAAATTTAATGCCATAATTTTATCCTTGTTCTTTATATTTAATCAGTGGTTGTCTGATCTTCTTCTAAGTAATAGCCACAGTTTGGAAATGTGCTCGCTGATGTAAAACTCAAAACGCTGGGGTACGTTCTGCAACCTTCCGGCCTAGTATCGTAAATTTTACATTTAAGTGTTTCTAAATCTAATTCTGGACATGGGTGTGTTGTATAGTTTTCTGAATCAGTATAGACTTTGCAGTAGCAACAAGCCGCGCCACATTTTCGACTGTCGCACGACCCTTTAACTACAGGGTTGATCCAGATGACTTTAGACATTATTATACCCAAGCGTGATAAGAAATATTTGTTGTAGGTGGTGTTATGTTACCGCCAGTGATGTTCATAAATTGAACACTTAACGTATTTGTAGCACTAGCCCATGAACTGGTTATGAAGCATCCATATGTTTGTGCTGTGTTACCAGTAATAACAACCTTATGACTTGTTGTTAATCCAGACAAAGTGAATGTCTGCGTAGAGGCACTGTTCTTGTTAACTGCGGAAGGTGATATTGATAATTGACCAATTAACGTTGATGTTGTATTGCCCAAGTTAGTAGTTGAACCAGAGCTACCAGTTACTGAACCAGAAATTGGATTAGTTACTGTTAAGTTAATCAGTGTGCCAACACTTGTTAAACTACTTGTAACTACAGTTGAGTTTAGTGTTGTACCCGTTAGTGTACCTGCTGCGGCTGTTACAGTGATATCAGCAGTGCCATCAAATGATACACCGTTAATGTTACGAGCAGTTGCTAACTTTGTCGCAGTTCCTGAATTTCCATCAATGCTAATTCCAGTTAATGATTGAGCACCACTTGCTCTGTTAACAGCAATTGACGTAGTTCCTATATTAAATGAGCTTGTTGTATAGAATCCATTAGTAACTGTTCCAGCGTTGCCACTTATACTACCAATAATTGTGTTAGTAACAGTTAAGTTAGATAGCGTACCAACTGATGTTAAGCTGGAACTTACTACAGTTGAATTTAGAGTAGTACCAGTCAATGTACCAGCTGCTGCTGTTATGGTAGCAGTGCCACCCAAGCTAATAGTAGAACCGTTGATAGTAACTGAACTGTTGGATAGTTTGTTGTTAGCAATAGAGCCAGCTAGCATGGTATTGGTAACTGTTCCAGTGTCTGTTGTGTAAACCCCATTTGTTACAGTGCTTGCATTACCTGTTAATGCTCCCACAAACGTTGTGCTGGTTACTGATGTTAGCCCAGCTAGTGTAGTTGAGCTAGCACCTAGTGCGATTGCCGTTGTACCAACAGTTACACTACTATTCGACAACTTGTTATTAGCAATTGACCCCGCCAACATAGTATTGGTCACTGTGCCGGTATCTGTTGTATAAACCCCATTGGTTACTGTACCTGCATTGCCGTTGATACTACCTACAATAGTGTTGGCAAATGTAGCAACACCTGCTCCGCTGATTGTCAATACATCGCTGGTATTAGTGCCACCGTTGGTTACAAAGTGAATTGCGCTGTTGCTCTGAGTGGCAATTACTAAATCACTAGTCTGTGAGCTTAGGTAAACAGCATTAGGAGCACTAAATGCGCCAGTACCAGTATAGGTACCACTGTTCATACCAAACTCACCGTAATAGTTGCCAGCACTTCCGTTGTTGTTTGATACAATCAAGTTAGCTGATGCGCTTGAGCCGTTATTTGTATTTTGTATAACAATTTGATTATAGTTGTTTACACTACTGCTGAAGCTGGCTAAAATATTAGTATCGGCATAATTCAGTGTGCCATACTTGATAGCACCAGCGGAAGCGGAACCAGTTGTGCTGGCGGTTGCTGCCAGTGTACCTGAACTTGTGCTGCCTGCTACGGTTAAGTTATTCAATGTACCAACAGTTGATAAGCTGGAATTTATAACTGTGGCATTTAATGTGTTGCCAGTTAACGTACCTGCTGCCGCAGTAATAGTTGCGGTATCACCTAGATTAATTGTTGTACCATTAACCGTAACTGAACTGTTAACCAGTTTGGCATTGGTAATAGAACCTGCCAACATGGTGTTGGTGATAGTTCCTGCTGTTAACACTCCAGTTACATCACTAGTTTGTAATACAACGTTGCCAGCTCTGCCAAATACTGTTTGTACTGGTGCAGCACTTGCGGCTCCTGTGCTGTTAACATAACCATTGGGGTTTGTTGAACCGTTATATGGTGTATAAGTTAATGCTGTGGTTACGTCACTGCTGGTTAGAGTTACAACGCCATTTCTACCATTAAAGCTACTTACGCCCACCGCGGTTGGAATACGCTGCCAAGCTGTTCCGTTATAGATAACAAAGTCACCTGCACTGAATGTAATACCACCAGCACCAAAATCCACAGTACCACTGACGCTGACCGCATATTCGTTACCAGCAACGCCAGAACCATTTGCTAAATGTGGAGAGTTTGTGCTTGCATCCCATGTGCCCAAGTACACAGTAGATCCTGCTGGTAACTGTGAGTTGGGAACCTTGCCATCTGAACCTAGTGTAGCAACACCATTTTGTTGACCTTTTTGTGTTAGTGGAATGCCCGCAGTACTCTGCACAGTATCATCTGCGAATTGGATACCTGTTGGCACAATACTAATTGAGTTAACGTTGGTAGTGGTACCATTGGCAGTGGTCCAGAAATTAATTTGCCCACCGTTTGCGGTTGCTGTTTGATCTTCAGTAGCAACAATCTCCATAAAGGATAAACCAATTGGTGCGAATCCATTGTTACTACTGCCGCCATTGTATGCGTTGGCAACAAATCTAGCAATAACTTCACCACTGTTTACTGGCAATGGACTTGCGCTAGTGCCGTTGTATCGTCTACCAACTTTGTGTGCTGGTTGATCCACGCTGTCAATATATTGACGAGCGATAGTTCCGGGTTGACCAGTAACGTGGACCATTGTACCTGGAGACGTTGGTGCCACATATGAACCATCAGTAGATCCCACAACATTAAACGCACCTTGATTTGGATCAAATGTAGGAGTTAAAATTACAACTTGACCATCTGACTTAACTTGGAATACTGGATTAGGATTATTAGTGGTATGGATGTCGACATTATTACCATATATGTGGACAGTACCGTCGTTATTTGGGTTAGATCTAATTGTGAAATCTTCACCGGTATTGTTGTTACCAATGTACCCACCATAAAACCCTTCATTGTATCCCGAAACATAGATGGATTTGTTGACCCACATTGGACCGTTAATTCCCACACCACCTGCTACAGTTAATGCACCAGTATATGCACTTGATGAAGTTGTTGTACTTTGAATATCTACAGTTCCAGGAACTACCATACCAGTGGCGTTAAATTGAACTGCTAGTTGTCCAGCACTACCGCCCACTGGGCATAGTTTAATCTGTGCGTATGTACCTTTGTTTGAACTTGTTAAGAAATCTTCTGCGGCAAAGAATTGTAAGCCAGCAACTTGTCCTGTGCTGTATCCACCTGTGCCAACATAACCAAGTCCCGAGAAACTTGCCAAAATATCATTTGCTAAAACATGGGCTGGTGCTGCCGCAGTACCACGTGCTGATCGCAATGCGAGTAACCCATAGCCTGCCTGTGCTGGTTGTGCGCCAGTAGTAGCAGTAGCATATCCGTCTACAGTAATACGGGCTAGTGTATTGTCGTTACCGGTAATATGAATCATACCACCTGCACCATTAACGGGTTGGTAACTTCCATCACCACTACCTACGATGTTTAATGCCCCAGGGGTTCCTGTAGGAACGCTAGGTGTGTTCACTTGAATAAGTCCAGTAGGAGCAACTGTAAACGCAGGAGTACTGTTCATACCAAGTGTAAGAACTTGTAATCCATTTAATGTTTTAGTTTGTCCAGTACCATTACCACCTATGAATAAATCTTCATTTGTTCCCGAAACGCTAATTAGATTTGTGTCAAATGTGATGTTACCAAAATCGCTGGCTGTTAAGTAACCTGGGTCGTTCGTAAATGAATTCAATGAGGTTGGCTTGTGAAGAATTTGTGCCACCCCGCTTGAAGCATTCCAGTCTGCGTTAACTTGGGGAGTAGCCGTTGCTGATAGTACGCCATTTCCATCTATAGATAAATTAGTTCCAACTTTGATACCACCAAGTGTTGAATTGCTTGCAGCTGGTAATACGTAAATTGACTCAGGGCTCGCATCAACCCAACTATTGTTGTAGAAAATAAACAAGCGACCACTATTTGTATCATACCACATTTCACCTTCACCTGGTGAGCTTGGGGGAGTGCTACCAACCACAGTCCCAACTGGTATGTCTGTCAAATCATTAAAGCTACCACTATACGCAACATCAGCAAACTCTGGCTTGCCAGAAATCTGTGCCCAGCTTTGATTTGCAACAGTTAAGTTGATCTTATTGTTGCCATCATCATATATAACACTAATCCCAGTATGATCACCGGAGGTAAGCATATCAGCTGCGTAGTCCTGCGCCAACTCTTTTAAGTCAGCCGCAGTACCACCAGTTAATGTATATAATTCTGCAAAGTTGTCATTAACTTTACCAAACGCTGTGCGAATTGGGTCACCAGTTTTATCGTTTACTGATTGCCCAATGTTGATTACTTGTTTAGCCATTATACTCTCCCGATAGCTACTTGGATGATACCAGCTTCACCAGTATCCTTGTCTTCTAATGCTTTACCAATAATGCTACCAAGAGTTGGATTCAACGCCTTGACTGCATACCCTGGGGTTGCTGCTGTTGTCAACATATCTCCCTTCTTAACACGGCCCACTACCTTGACTGGGACTCTACCTGCAAGTGCAATACACACCTTAATTCCAGGACAGTCCTCATTCATTATGTACGCTGGGTTTGTTGTAACAACACCTGCTGAGCGTGTGTCGTTAACAATGTTTGTGGTTGTTACTTCTTTATCACCACCGAACACTAATACTGTACCTGGTTCGTATTGTTGATCACCCTCGTAGTATTCAGCCAAGTCAGCGTATGTTGCTTGGAATGTACCACTTAATGTCCAGGCACCAGTAATTGAACCGCCAGTTCCTGAGCTACCAGTTGTAATAGTTCTTGTGTACAATGTTGCGTTGTTGGTATACAAGTCAATCTGGCTATTTGTACCAAATCTCATGTTACCAGTAACACTCATAATTGTTGAGTAAGCACCAGTAGTCAATGTAGTTGCTTTCAATGTGCCACTTGATGTGTCTAGTGTACCTGTTACTGTTGTAACAGAATCGCTACCACTTGTACCAGAGAAGCTCATCAAGTTATAACCACCTGGGGTTGAAACTTGTAGAGTTGTACTGCTTACAGAAAGTGCTTGGTAACCACCGACTTTTAAGTAACCAACGTCAATCTCACCGCCTGTACCAGTCTTGATAATTGCGCTAGAACCACGTGCATTGCTTGTTGGTGAACTTATTGATGTTACCGCGTATGTGTTACTACCACCAGTATTTGTTACACCGTTAAATGTTGAGTTGGCAACGTTAGTAACAGTCATTACACCGTTTGCATTGAACGGTGCGTTGCTCACACCGTTACCATCTGCAACCACTTGAACTGGCGTCATTTCACTTGGACTTGCCAAGCTACCTGATCTGTTACCTAGGATAGTACCGGCAGCAACGTATTGGATACGGTTGTATGTAATACCAGTTGATGAACTTGATGCTGTTACAACATCAATCCAACCATTTGTTGCACTGAAAACAGTACTGTTAAATGCTGCTAAACCTAAACTGCTTTGTGTAAACGAACCTGGAGCACTTACTAATGTACCAGCAGCTTGCATGTTTAACTTGCTTTGTGCAATTGCCGCTGCACTGTTAACCATGCTGTTAACAATACTACCAGAATTGATTTCTGTAGTTAATGTACCGCTTGCGCTATTGTAAGTAAATGCAACGCTGTTACCTAGAACAGTGCCAGCTACTGTTTGACTTGCAGTTGTTGCGTTCAAGAAGCTTACACTGCTTGTTGTAGCTGCTGTCACAGTATACACACCGTTGTAACCTGTTGGAGTTACACCGTTAACAACAATTGTTTGTCCCACATTGAATGGAACTGCTGATTGTGTTGAGAATGTAATTGTTGCAGTTGTACCGTTACCACTTGCACCAGTTGTTACTAGGCTTGCAGTACCTTGTGGTAAACCAATGTTCTTCCATGTTAGACTTGGATAGTCAAATACTAAGAAGTTACCATTGTTGGTTGCCATTGGGTTAGAGTTAGTAGTGATGTTAACATCACCCATCTTATACAATGAGTTAACACTTGCAACGCCTGTATCAACATACAACTTGGTTGTTGCATCAGCATTTGAAGTTGGGGTTGCAAGGTTACCAATACCAAAGTTGGCCATGTTCAATGCGCCCTTCATTGGCAACGCACCGTTCAATGCTAAGTAGCCTGGACCAATTAAGTTATTACTCGCAACTGGAGCACCACCATATGTTAGACCTAAGCGATAATCAACGAAACTTCGGATAGCACTTTCAACTGGGACTGTGTCACTTGCGTTGTTACTTAATGAACTATCTGTTGAGAATTCAGAAACAACAACACCACGTTTGAAACCTAAACCGTCCAAGTTACTCAACGCAATCGAAGCACTGAATGTAACTGTACCAGTACCCTGGTCAACTGTAAAGAATCGACCTACACGGAAGATACCGTTTTGGTCAGTACTTACATAGAATACACGACCCACTGTTTCTTCTAACACTTGGTTGCTTGCGTTAACTGGGAACGCTGGGGCACCATAGATGTTATTTGGATAGTTACTTGAGTTATAGCCGCCTGTACCAATATCTAAGAAGTCATGGCCAGTAGCACGGCAAGTAGAAATATTAACTGTAATTTGACCAGTTGAACCACCTGCATAACCTAGACGTAATGTAGAAGAATTTGTAGTGTCAAATTTCTTATTGATACCTAATTGCGAGCTAGATGCGTTTGTAACTTCTTTTACAGTGTAAGTTGTTGTAGAAGTTGACCATACACCTGGATCATAAGGGTAGCTCAAGGTGTGGCTAGTTGTTGTGCTAGCAGTACATAACCAAGTACCGTTATACAATGGATTCGTATTACCGGTAATTCTACGGTATGCACCAACTGCTGGAGCAGGACTATGCGTAGCAATTGCTAGTACAACTGCATAAGTTGTAGTAATAGTTGTTGAGCTAACTGTTTGGCTGCTACTTACAGTCCATGTTGAACCATTGCCACTACCACTAATGTTGGCTGCAATATATGTTCCTTTAGTAATACCAGTACCACTAATTTCTTGGCCAACTGCGATAGTGCCAGAAGCAACGGTGCCAACTGTTAAGGTTGTTCCACTAATAGAACCGCTAAACACTGCCGGGCCAGTCTTGCTTGTGAAGCCGCTGACCAACACGTTTGTATTCAGTGTTGTACTTGCAACGTTTTGTGAATTGTTAACAGTATATGTTCCAGTACCACCAGAGCCTGATACAAATGCTGTAATAACTGTATTTGCAGATACCCCAGATCCAGTAACAGTTTGACCAATTCCTAATTGTCCAGAAGTGACTGCTGTTACTGTTAATGTTGTGCCTGCACCACCAGAGCCGTTATCGATTGTACCAGTAACAACTGCCTGGCTTCCTAAGAAGAATGTACCAGGATCAGTTGGGTATGCCACGGTAACTTGGTTAGTATTCGATGTGCTCGTTGCAGTTCCAGTATAGGTGCTTGTTGCACTTAGTACTGGTGTCAATACTGCGTTACCGTTGCCGTCACCAACTGTTAATGTTGGTAAACTAGTATAGCCATAACCACCGCTTACTAATGTTACAGTGTCAATAATACCTGCATTGTTGACTGTACACGTTGCAAGGGCTTGTGCAGTTGCACCACCACCACTAAATGTCAATGTAGGTGGGCTAGATGGACTGTATCCACTACCACCGTTTGTGATAGTAATACTTGCAATACTTGTTGGTATTAATGCGCTAATTGCAGAGTTAGCTGGTAACCAAACTGCTGGACTTACTACAAACGATGTAGAACCAACACTTTGGACAATACAGCTTGCTGGAACGTATGCACCACCTGCTGAACTAGACAATACCATACCAATTGACAATCCAGTTGTTGAAGCCACGTTGATTGTTGATTGGTTTGTAACACTTGAAACTTCGTACGTGCCGTTATATGCAGTAGTTGCATTATTGGCAATAGTAATAGCACCACCAGTTGCTGGTGTTGTATTAAACGGTACATCGAATGTTACAAATTCTAATGTTGTGCTAACTGGACCAGCAGTTTTGCTATTAAATGTCAATGCGTTAATGCTTGAACCATCAGCTGCAATGTTGTAAACTGGGTTAGGGTCAATGTTCAAGTAACCGTTTGTTGTTACACCAAATGTAATAGTACCAGACGGTGTCGAGTTTGGAATAGCACTCAATACTACTAGTGTTTTAGTACCCTGTACTACTATGCTTGAAACTGTTTGGCCTCCTGAGAAGCCTGTACCAGTAATTGCTTGCCCTGTCAAGATTGCACCAGCAACGTTAGACAATGCCATTGTTGTGCTACTTGTGTTCGATCCAGCTCTTGATACCCATGCACCAACACCATCGCCTACTGCAAATGTTGATCCATTATATGTTGTACTAATTGTAATACGTTTGCTTACTGCATCATTTGTTAAGATGTAATAGTTAGTACCTGATGTTAAGTTACCAAATACGCTACCAGCCACTGTTGTCCAGTTACCACCACCATTAGTCAATGTTAGTGTTGAACCACCAATTGCAGTACTGATTGTAATTTGGCGTGTGCCAGAGTTGATACTCTTGATGTAATAAGTTGTACCAGCAGTAACACCACCAAAGTATGTACCTGCTGAGTATGCCATTGAACCAGTACCATCAGACAATGTTACGTTTGAACCATTAAATGTTGTACTTACTGTAATTTGTGTACCGTTGGCAACGTTAGTAATGTAATATGTACCATTGCTCAAACCACCAAATCCAGTTCCTAGGAACGTAATTTGTTCACCAACGGCCATACCTGTAGTATTAGTAACTGTAATTAAATTACCAGACGCTGTTGTTACAGTGGCAGTACCAACTTGTGCAACTGCTGAAAAGATAATCGATTCGTTAACTAATAAGCCAGTAACTGAACTCAATGTAATGTAGTTACCAACCGGAGTTGTCGCAGTCATTGTTGGTGTCTGTGTAACTGATGTGAATGTAATTGATTCACCAACAATCAAGCTAGCAGTTGAGTCAAGTGTCAAGTAATTACCAGACGATGATGAACTGTTTAGTGTACCAGTTGTTACTAAGTTTGTACCAGTAGCAATACTTGTTGGTGGGGTGTACGACACAACACGGTGTGTACGGCCTGCCCAACCAAATACAAATGTACCAGTGTTAATTTGTGCAATAGTACTTGCCAAAGAGATTGGTTGAACTGCAATTTTATTGTCGCCAACCTTGCTACCCTGAGTCTTAGAAGCATCACCTGGATCAGCTTGTGTAATATTTGTAACGTCTGTTACTACACGGAAATATGCGAATGAAGTATCACTTTGAACAATTGCATTGCTTGTTGGCAATGATTCACCAGTTGGTGCAGTCAATTGATAAGAAATAATTCTATAGATATCAGATAAGTTGGAACTGTATTGCAACGCAGTACTTGGTCGAACTGGGTGAACTTGAACAACACCGTTTAACTGTATATTGTTAAGGACACGAATTGTTACTAACTGTCCATGGTATAGTGAATATAATAAACCAGTTGTACTTGTGCTGTTTGTACCACTTGTGCTCAAGCCTAATTGTAATACATTTTTTCCGTTGATAACAATATTTGTATGTTGTACAGAGCTAATCAAATAACGAGAAATTGTACCACCAGCTAATGAGTGGTCGATTTCAAGTTCTGAATTGTTCATCGGAACATATTCGTAATCGATAATCCAAACACTCAACGCTTGTGAATTAGACGATGTAACCATGAAGCTTGCAGTAGTACCTTGCTTATAGATACGTGCAGTTTGAGCCATGTCATCAGTGATGTTAACTTGGTCAGGCAACTCAGTTAAGTCGTAACCAGAAGCACGAATACCATAGTCACCGTTTGAGTTAGAGCCAGCTACAGAACGAATCTGTCCACCGTTGATAGCCCAGTAACCAGTGTGGTTATAGTAAGTGAATGTTGAAACTTGTTCAGTTACACCACCGTTTGTTGCAACAATACCATAACCTAAATCGTTAACTTGTGTGAAGTCGTTAGCAAGCATTGATCGGTTACCAGCCATTTCAATGTTAACATTAATACCGCCACCAGAATTCAAGTAATTAACTGTGCTAGTTTGGATAGCTGATTTGTGACTTGAGATAGCGTTGAAGTTTGATACAAGGTTACTTGCTTGTCCACTGATTGAAGGAGTAGAACGAGAGGTAACTGTTGTACCATCAGTAACAATGTCAACAACTAATGACAATAAAGTACCAATTGCTGTGGCAACTGTGCTTGAGCTTGCTGGTAAGCTAGTATTTTGAGTTAATGTGTTACCAGCAGACTTTGTAATTGAAATATTCTGTACAATTTGACTTAGTACTGTAATCAAACGTGTGTATACTGCTAAACAGACTGCTTGTGTGCCACCTAAGTTAGATGAAGCACCATCCCAGAATGCGTTTGCAATGTCATAAGTTTGGCTGTTACCGCCATATAATGTGTCATAACAGATTGCATCAAGGATGTAACCAGTATCACGTTGTGATTTAACTGCGTTGTAGTTTGCAATTGTGCTTACGGTATAGTTTGAAGCAATCCAAGAAGTAACTTCTTGCTCAATAAATGCTTTGTTAGCTACAAGAATATTCAACGCTTTATACTTGTCATCACTTGTGGCCATTCCTGTTGGTATTGGGAACGTAATTGTTGGTATTGACCCAACACCGTTATTTAGAATGCTTGAAACAATAGCAATATTATTTGCAATAGAAGCATCACCTGCAGAATCGGTATAATTCTGCAATCCTGTAGCAGCGTATGCTAGACCTTGTGTTATCAATGCTTGGCCTAGGCCGTTTACTGCGTTTTGTGGCAATAAGTATGATAAACCAGCCTTAATACTTTGGTAATTTGAACCAAATGCCATGTCATAACTTACAGCATCAATAATGTTACCCAAGTTGATACTGAACGCAGAGTTATTATAGGCAGTTGATGGATCAAACGGTGTTGCTGTATCTAAAGTTATAACAACTGTTCTTGTTCCAGCATTAAACGATACAACGTCGTTGACTTGGTAACGAGAACCTTGTACATAGAACGCACACGGTACTTGTGGGGCACGAATATCTAAACCACCGTTTGCTTGACCGACTACAGTTAATGTAATACCATTGTTTGCAACGTTTGTAACAGTACCATTTAAGCGACCTGCAAAGCCGTCAATGAATTGACCACCAGCAAAGCGTCTTGCATTGATACTTCCTGAGAACGAAGCAGATTCCTGTGCGTATGGTGACTTAGTTTTAATTTGGCCAGTTGGGTCAAGTACCATCATGAAGCCGCCATGCCCTTGACATGTGATTAACTTGATACGGTTGGCATCGTTAGTTAAGAATACGTCAATTTCCTTGTTATTTTTAGGAATAGACGTAATATCCAATGGGTCTGACAAGTAATGGCGTCCATAGTTTACTGTATTCCACAAATGCCACTCACCTGCATCCAAACCACTCACTAATTCTGCTGAAGTAAATGGATAGATAACGTTACAGTATAAAATATTGCCACTAATCTGCTCAACAATTGCTTTACCTGGTGTACCAGCAAGAATCTTTGTTAAAGAAATACCTAAATTCTTAATTACACTCAAGGTAGCTGTTAATTGTGTTGTAAGAACAACTTCTGCAGAGCTAATAGCTCTATAATATGCATTGGCAGACAAGATTGTTAGGTAATTGCTACCAAACATCAAGTCATACATTAATGCATCAACAATATATCCAATATCTCGTGAGCATGTTGCATGGTTAAACGTAACTGCTGGGAAGTTAGCAATTACAAAGTTTACTGCACTGCTTTGTAGAATAGATTTGCTTATGTTTACAGTGTTTACTGACGCAACTAGTGTTGAATCAACCCAACTTGTGCTTGGTGCAACTAGTGTTGGGGTTGTTCCTGAGTTGATTGTGTTGCGGATCTCAGTAATTCTTGCTGCGGCAAACGTGCCTGCACTAGAACTACCAGCTGTACCACTTACATCTTGTATATTAGTGTTACCTGCGCTCTTGGTAATAGCATTACCCTGTGCAATATCACTAATAATTGCTGCAATTCGTTCTTGAACAGCAATTGCGGCAGTTTTCTGGTTAGCTGCTTCAACAAAAGTACCATTTACGTAGTAAGCACGGGCTGCAATAATAGTAGCTAGGTTACCACCATAGGTTAAGTCGTAACGTAATGCGTCAACAATGTAACCAATATCTCGGTTACATGCTGCTTTTTGTGCTGTTGACAATGATGTCCATAAACTATTATAGTTTGAAGACATATAAGCAACAACTTCTGCTTGAATAAATGTCTTGTTAGCAAGAATTAAACGTCTTGCATTAAAATAACCAGTATCATAGCTTACTGGATCTGTAATAACAACGTCTGGATCATTTCCAATACCGTTTGTTAGGATGTCAAGCATTGTGTTAATGTTTGACTTGGTTGTAGAAATACTTCCTAGTGATCCTGTATCATCAGTTAGTACTAAACCAACCCATGATGCAGGTGCTTGACCTGAATTCAATGTAACTGCAATTCTACCAGTAGTACCACTCAATGTAATACCAGTACCTGTTGTTGCTGCATAGTCTGTACCAGCGTAGTTAATTGCACCAAGTTGCATACCGTCAATAATTGCATCACGGTAGAAGAATGTTGTTCTCCATGGTGATTGTGAAATACGGTTTAATGGGCGAATAATTGTTCTACGGAAGTCGTCACCCTTCAACGTTACGTTTGCTGGCAACTTGATTGGGTAATCTTCATAATAGATACCAGATTCAACGTTAATTGTAATGTTGTGATCAGAAACAGTTTCACCATAGTCTAATGTTTCACCAACTAGGAATGAACCTGGGCGTGTCAAACGTAGCGTAATAGTATCGTAACCACTAGTTCCACCTGCATGATAAGAAACAATTTGACCATAACATCCAGAGCTATTACCAACAAGGATCTTACCAGGAATAATGTGAACTTCGTTTGTTAAACCTTGGTCAACTGCAGATACACCACCGTTGCTGAATGTAATAGTATAAATGCCTGTACCAAATGTTGGGGTAGGTGCAGAACCATATCCATTTTGGATAATGCCAACCATTACGTCATAATTTGCAGTAAAGTCGTCGATAGCATCACTGCTTGCATCTTTACTATTGTCGAATACTTGTGTAACTAGTGATTGATAACGTGTACCAGTTGTCTGGTTCATAACTTCAATAGCTAGTGTCTTAACAAATTCAATAGCATCAAGTGTTTCAATATACTGTGTACCAATCGCAATAGCTAGTGCAGAAGAATTTCTGAAATAACTCTTACCTGCATTGATACTTTGGAATGTACCACCAGTTACTAGGTCAACAGCCAATGCATCAACAATGTAACCAACGTCACGTGAACATGTTGTCTGGTTATAACTAAATCCGCCTTGATATGTTGCAGTTAAGTAGTTTGTAACACTTACTGCAATAGCACTCTTATTAGTTTCAATAATTGTACGTGCTGCTAATTTTGTTGAATCGTAGCCAGTTAAAGATGGCGCAGTCGCAACCATTGCTGTTGATGTAGTGATAACGTTCTTGGTAGCGTTAAACAATGCATCTAGGGTTGCTGTTGCTGCTGAACCACCTGTCCACAAGATGTTTGTAACTTGTGGTACATCTGTTTGGTGTAATGCAATGCTAGAAATAGCTTGGTTTAGGATTACAGATTCAGAAATAGTTTGTGCATAAGTTAAAGCATCAACACAAACTGTTGGCAATCCTGTTGTCAATTGTGCTGTATTATTAGCAATATATTGGTTAGCTGCAATTGTAGTAGCACTTGTACCACCATATGTTAGATCATAACAGATGGCTTCAATCAAATAAGTAACGTCACGCTTTGAAGCATCTTCAGAATATACTGTGCTTGAGTATGTATCGTTAATATATGCATTTACTTCAGCAGTAATAAAATCAATGTTTGCTATTAATGCTTGGCGAGCGTGTGTGACTCCCGTAGACAACCCAGATGGGCTTGTGTATGTTGGTGTAGTGCGTGAACTGATACCATCAGCCAACAAATTAGTAATAACACCAAACAATGATGTAATTGTATTAGTTACTAATGTGCTGTTAATTACTGGGAAAGTTGTTGAGATATATGAAACTGCACTGTCTTGTAATTGTGTTTCTTTAGCAAGTACGGCTGTTCTAATATCTTGCAACGCCTGTGAAGCATTTGACACAGTAATTTGTGTTATACTTGGTGACGGGGCACTAACGCTGTCAACAATGTCAACAATGGTTGCAATATTGGCGGTAATACTTGCAGTGGCAACGTTACCACCACTTAGTGTTGCGTTGTTATACTGTGTAACGCTTTGTTGATAAACAATAACTGGTGGAGTATTTGTAATAACAGCCTGTGCTAATGTACTGATATATCCAATAGAAGCAATCGTTGCTTCTTTTTCAGTACTGTTAATTTGTAAAGTGTTATTGTACCAGTAACGCATACCGGCTAATACGCTTTGACTGTTACCGCCATACATTTGATCGTATGCTAGTGCCCAAACAATATACTCAACGTCACGGCGGCAAGTTGCGTGATCGTATGTGATGCTTGGGTAGTTTGCTAATAAGTACGCAATGATTTCAGATTGAATAAACTCTACGTTGTTCAATAGTAAATCTCTTGCACTAGATTGACCAACAACTGCATTAGTTGGCGCAGGTATTGATAACTTTGGAAGTTTTCCAGTTAAAATAATACTTTGGATAACTGAAATGTTATTAGTGAATGATGGAACTGCGGCAGATGGTGAGCCGGCAACTTCGGAAATCGCCAAAATCCCGTTCTTGAAGTTAGTCAATACGCTTACAATTTGGCTCTCGTCCAAATCAGTTTGTGCATACTTAAATGATCTACCTGCTTGAATACTTTGGAAATTACCACCAAAAAGCAAATCGTAGCATAATGCTTTGAGTACCACATCTAAATATGCTCGTACATTTGTTTCACTGTATGAGTACTCTAAAATTTGGTCTTTTGCATAGTTAACACCGTCAATAATCTGTGCTAACTGGTTATCAATAATGTCACTGTTATAAGAGTTAAACAAGATTGATGCTTGTGTGGTAGAATTGTGGTTTGTACCATAAACCATATCGTAACCAACACCAGTTAAGATATCTCTAATAATGCCTTGGTATACAGATGGTGTGAAAGAGAAACTGTTTACATACTTCTTATTAATGTATGCAATTGTTTCTGCTTGGATGAATGAACGGTTTGCAGTTAGTAAATCTGAAGCGTCTGTATAACCAGTGTCAGCACTGTTACCACCAGAGAGTGTGAAACTTTGTACTGTTGATTGATACTGATTTGGTGTAATCGTATATGTAATTGTTTGGCGATATGGACCTGGCTCAGTCGTTGATAAATTAATAATGTTATCAGCATGTAAAGCAGCCGCACCTACAGTTTTAAATGCATACTGCCATGCACTACCTTCGCGACCTGGAGGGGTTTTACTTTGTAAATCGTCACCTTTTGCTGCACTAACATACAAGTTTGCGCTGCTGTAATATGTGTTGTTATCAACATAGTATTTTGTTGCAGCTTGGAAATCATCAGTACCATTTACGATGCCTGCGCCAGCAAGTGGTGCTGGGTGATCGCTTAGATTCAACGCACCAGTCATAGTGTCACCACCACGGTACACTGTGTCTTTACGCTGCATTGCTTCGGTGCTTAGATAATTGCTTGTAAGTGAAGCATCGAAATCTTCTGCTGAAGTATCAGCAGTTAGCGGCTCAGCACGTGGTTTAAGTGCCACTGACATGTTATAGCCGTTAACTACACCAGCCTCGTCACGAGTTCCTGAGCCAGCAATAAAGTTATTCTGTGCGTATCTTACGTTTACTGGCAAATCACCTAGTGTTGTAATTGAGCTAGGGTACTTGGTATTGAAAGCATCAACAAGTGATTGTGATGGGTCTGGCAAATTACCAATAGTGTATAAATCGCGAGCGTTAATACTAGCATTTAATGTGGGCGTGTTATCGCTAACTAGACCGGCGTTTGTAGTTCTAAATACAACTTGGGAATCGCTTGTAACATCAATAGTAACACCATCGCCAACCAATGTTCTGGCAGTAAGAGTCTCACCAGTAGTGCTACCCATAATAATTTGATTTGGATCGTAACCCTTTTGGCCATTGCCTTTAGTAGGCGCATCACTTAAATCTTTAAGTTTAATTGTGCCGCCTTCACCAAAGAATGCGTAAATTTCTGAGAAGTTTGAATTTACTTTTATGAACGAATCACGGATGCTATCACCTGTTCCGTCATTACCTTGAATACCAATATTGATTATTTTTTGTGCCATATTTAGGTCTCGCTTTGCGCTGAAAAATGCTTCTTCATGTTATTTATCGAACCATTTCTAGAACCTTAATGTAAATACAATCATGTACATTGGCACAGAATACGCACATCAAAACTATTATCGCAAGAGCAAATACGGTACACAACACATGTATACTCGTAAAAAAACTGTTGTGGTGTTTCAGTGTGATGCGTGTGGGGGTTACTTTAAACGTGATAAAGGAAATATGGATCCTAAACGATTAAATAACAACTTCTATCACGTTTGCGGTAGTTGTGATGCCAAACGATTCGCCCAAGAAAAGGGCGTAGAAGCTAGACGAATTTGGGATATGCCCGTTAGCAGTCTCAAGACTTTGGACCAGTTATAATCTGTGTACTAAATAAAACCACAAGGAGGAACGTAAAATGTTCGGATTTTTAAAAAAACTATTTGGTGCTAAACCAGCTGTTGAGGATATCGCAGTAGCTCAACAACCAGCACCATACAAGGTCGAAGCACCTGCTGCTCCAGCAGTAGAGTCAACACCTGCAGCCCCAGCTGCTGAATCTAAACCAGCTAAGAAACAAGCTGGTAAGAAGCAAAACTTCAACAAGAAGCCAGCAGGCGCTAAAAAGCCAGCAGCAGCTAAGAAGCAAGGTGGCCAGAAGCCAAAAGCACCAAAAGCAGTTAAACCTGCAAAATAAGAAAAGGGGCTTATTGCCCCTTTTTTATTGAATATTGTTAATACGTTTATTGGTTTGTTCAATCTCGTCTTTAATGGCGAGTTTTTTCTTTTTAAGTTCCTCAACTTTGAGATCTTCAGTGTGATGTTCGTAAAGCTCTTTGATCTGCTTGTCTAATTTGTCATGCTTATCTTTAAGATGCTCAACGTGGTGTATTAACTTTTCTCTAGTTGTCATATCATTCCCTTGTAGTGATTGTAAAGTTCGATGCTTGCCAGGTTCTTGCCCTTGCTTTCGCACATTATGTCGAACTTGTCCGCGAAACTTAGTGCCCAATTATTAACTTCCTTATTCCAATAAAAGTCGCTGTGAGCTCGCAACTTTTGTTTTTTGTGTCCTGATTCAATTAGTGTAGCCATGCTGGGCAAAACGTTGCTGTCGTGCCCAACCAAGACATCTTCTCTTGACACGGAGTAATGCATAGTAGGACGAACATCGCGCCAGCTGTCAAGAACCCGTGCAACACGGGCATCGCTAGGATCGAGGTACTCTCCTTCGCGCACCCAATGGTGATGCACGTCAAGTACGATAGGTAGCAAATCGCTAAGACTGAGACAATCATCTAACCCCCATGCGTTTTCTTCATTTTCGATAGTAATACAATTCTTTGCTTCGTCTGAGAGTTTGGCGTAGGCTTTACGAATACCCTCAGGCCCTTGCCGTCCACTGATATGGACATTGATTTTGAAATCTTGAAATTCCTTGCCATATCCCATAAAGCGAGCCATGTCTGCATGATATTCAAATTCCTCTATAGAATTGACAACTGTATCATTATTATCACTAGCCAAAACGCAAAACTGCCCAGGGTGCATTGATAAGCGTACTTGTTTACTCCTAGCCAAAACTCCGATTTTCGAAAATCCTTGCTCAAGTGCTGTAAGCACATCCACTCGCTTATAATAATCACGAAAAAGCTCATGAGTGTAAGCAGGGAGGATATCACTGCCAATGCGGACCATACGGAGTTGCTCATCCAATTCCCCTACACGTTCTACTAGGTTATAAACTGCCGCCAAGTTCTGTGTGGTAATATCCCACAGTTTTTGTTCTGCAACGGCTCTACTTTGTTTATTTAACCAACTAATGGTAGTTGTACCAGTGTTGTACTTTTTAGCATCGTCATTTTTACCAATGCCGGCTGTTTGATGCGGGAAATCAATCCATTTACACGCAAAACCAATTTTGCCCATTTGTGCCTTACCAGTGGCGGATAACACCTGCCACTATAAAAAAGTTAGTAATAACATATATTAGCACAATGATTGTTCGTATGCAAGCAATTCGGTCTGCTTCTTCATCCGAACTGCCTGCTTTTTCACCAAGGGCCTTTGCCCACAAATGCCAAAACTTTTTAAACACCGTCGCGATAAAATACTGAGCGAGATTTTGGAGTTTCCCACCATTCAATACGTTGAACAGTTACGCCCAATGCCTTCATTTTAGCTTGTACTAGTTCAGCCATCCAACTAGACAAATGCTCACTAGTGGGAACAAAATCAACCACCATAAACCCTTCGTAATATTCGTATTCAGGTGTGTTTTCTTGCAACCCTGTGAGATCCAAATGATAGCCTGCCACGTGGTCAGTACCGGGGACCAATACTGGTACCAAGCCTCGGTCGCCAATGATTTTATTGTAGAGTGGGTCATTTTTGTCAATAATAAATTGGTGATCAATGTATGTGTTGATCCATTTCTTTAGCCATTCCAAATGTCTAAAATCAGTAACCATACCAGTATTATCTAATTTTGGTGCTGTTAAAAACACTTGCATCTTGCCTTCATGCCCATGTAAGTGGCGGCAAGCACATTTTAAGTCAGCGGCATATTCGCCGTTTAGCGTTTGAGTATGAACTCTGTGTCCGTAACAGAATTCAAAAGTTTTATCAATGATCCAAGTCATCTTGTTATCCTATAAGATGACACGCAGAATATTTTACGAGGGATGAGCGTCTAAAGTCCTCTAGCCTATATTTGCCTGGATAAATGTGCCTTATCCAGTAATTATACTTTATTATTTAGATTCGTCAACTTTTTTGACTACTGTTAGGTTCGGTCTACCAGCAGTGTGAGTACGCAACTCTTCTAAAGTTTTGTTAAGTTTTTCGAAATGATCGTCAGTGTCTTTCATAATTAACAGCATTGTAACCATTGTTGACAGACTCCAATGCCACCAGCTAATACAAGTAATTGCTAGTATAATTAATCCAGAGTAGAAAATCGACTGGAATGGTGTACCGTAGTGTAAAAACAAGAACGCAGACACACCGCAGAAAACGGCAGGTGCGATTACTGAATAGATGCGCCATCCAGTAATTTGTTTATAGAGATTTTTTGTGATTGGTCCCATAGTCAAATTATTTATAAGCCCAAGGGCGTAAGTAATAACGCTACTTTTACTGAACGTTTATGCTACCAAATGGTAGCCATTCGCCAGGGTCTCCAGAGACTACGCAAATCCATCCAACATAGCTGTTTGCTTGTGGACGAGTATTCCAACAAATATCACCCACTGTATACGATCCAACTGATGGTGCAGAAATACCGTTGGTAAATTTCTTACCACCAATCTTAACATCGCCATTGACTGAGAAGTTAACGCTTGGGTCAGGGTTATTGATACCAACACTTAACTGACCATACACTTTTACATTCTTCTCATTTCTGGATGGATCACCAACAGTTATCTGTGTATCATCGGCGTACAAGACGCGAGCATTGTTTGCAGCCAATGTCATTGCGCCAGATGTTCCAAATCCAGAATCGTTTAATGTAATATCACCAAAACTAACAGAATTAGCATTAACTCTGTCTAATATAACTTCTCCGTCAAATCTTGCTGTACCAGAAACAGTTAATGATTCAAGAGTACCAACAGAAGTTAAGCTACTTGCAATAACGGAAGCACCAATACTTGTTTGTGAAAGTACTTGTTGCCCACCAATAAAATATCCTTTGCCTGAATCTAATTCAAAATGTTCAGTTGAACGGATTTTATCACCATCATCAGATGCTAAAAGCGTTAATTGTTTTTCTGACCCAGTACCAGTCCAGATTAAACCCAAACCATAAGTTGACGTATCAACAGTGGCTTTGAATTCCAATGGGTGTGTACGAGTAACTCTGTTGTCTGTTTGGATAGCATCAGCGTAAAGTGTGCCATAGACACGCAATACACCAGTTTTACTAAACTCGTTACCAATGTGTATTTCACCGTTTGATTTTGCCGTGATTCTTGCAATGTTATCAGTTACAATGCTAACATCATGTGATGTATATGTACCAATAAATGCACTGTTTGGTTCTGGGCTACCTAAAATAATCTCAACATTATTATCTAAAATACTTAGTGATGCATTTGGCTCTTCAGTACCAATACCAACTCTGTTATAAGAGCTGTTTAAGAATGTGAAATCACCTAACGATACATCACCAGACACTGCCAACTCAGTCAATGTACCAACTGATGTCAATCTACTGTTGATAACTGCGTCACCCAATGAATCAGATGTTAGAACTGTGGAATCACCAATGCTATAAACTGAATCAGCTGCTAGGTCAAAGTTTGCATTAGTCCAAAGTCTGTTTCCATTTCTAAAAATCAGCTTTGTTTGCCCGTCTGCCCAAGCCCATGTAAATCCCTTACCGTTTAGTTCAACTTCAGTATCGTAAGTCCATTCACCAATGCTGGCTAAGCCCCCATTGTCAGTAACTAGGTTTTTAACATTTATGGTGTTAGCAGTAACGGTTTCAACAGTCAATCCCCCAGTGATATTCACTGAACCAGTATGCAATACGGATCCAGCAGTATGCGAAAGGGCTAGTTTGTCAATAATGACTGTATCTTCTACGATGTTGAATATTTGGCTCATAATAGGGGTCTCTTTTGAGTATTTATCAACATTCAGTCATGAAAAAGCCCGCCGAAGCGGGCTAGTTTGTGTTATGCTACTTTTAACAGGATAATTTCCTCGTTAATACGACCGTTTAATTTAGTGTCAGTAGCATTAATTTCGTCCAAGAACTTGCGTAATTGTACCTTACCCGCAGCTTTAAATTCTTTAAGTTTCTCTTCAGGCTTACGTACAGTTTTACATACACTAGTATTCTCGTTGAATCCAGTGATAGTAGTGCCTTTTACACCAAGTTCCATGTATTCGTTAGCAACATATCTGCCCAATTTGCGATTTTTAGTGTTATAGATCCACAGTTCTTTACTACCAATAATATCAATTGGGTTGATGCTGACTAGCTTTAGCGGCTCATGTTGTTTCAAGTATTTTAGTTTAGAAACTACTTTAGCTTTGTCTGTTGGTTTTTTAGCACGTGGTGCGCGGTTAACTTTAGCTTCTTGAGCAAGCATATCGCAAGCACTCATTACTTCTTGATAGAACGTAATGATCTTTTTCATGTTGGCTTTGCTAAGGTAGCTATATGCTTCTTTAAGCTGCTCGTCTGCTTCCTTGCTACTTGCTTCCTCAAGCTCTGCTAAATTACGTTCGTAAAAGCCTTTGATAATGCGAGCGTGTGCTGCTTTTGCTTCTACTGCTCTAAGCAGGTTTACGACTTTGAACGCCTTTGGATCAAACGATTCCGGATCAGTTTGAAACGCTTCAATTGCGTTTTCAATTTCTTCAGTCATCTTAAGTGCTGCTTCACGCACACGTTCCTGAATACTAGGAGTATAAACATCAGCTTTATTTGCTTCTTTCTCTGCTGCTGCAATTTCAGGATCAACGTCATCCTTGCCTTGTGCAATAATATCAACAATTTGCTTACGCAACCATTCAGCAGAATCTTTTCCACTATTAAAATCATCACGCTGTGCAGTCATGCCACGGAGCAAACAATGTGCAATGGCGCCAGTGGTAGTGCTAATACGGTTATCTTTAACTTTCTTAATTGCTGCGATATCTGATTTAGCACAGCTGATGCTCTCCATCCATTTGATGAGAACTGGTTTGTATGATTTAATTTCAGACTCTAGACGATAATAGTCCATAGCACGTTTGAAGTGCCTATGAAATGTGTCACCATCCCATGATTCACAATCATCCCAAGTTGGGCTAGTATCTTTAACCGCCCTGGTTCTGTGTGCAATTACTTGTTTTTTAGTAACGCGAGTTTTTGGTGCTGCTTTTGCCTTAGTTGCCATTATTGCCTTCTCCTGTCCATCTTAACATGAACCATTGTAAATGTTTATACTTCTTAAATTCAAATACATTGTATGCCGTTCTTGTGTGTTTACCAAAAGATTCTTTACACCAATCATTCATCTCTTGATAAAACTCTTCACTATATGTAGTGTTTGTGGCCTCAAAGTAATTGTCCTCTTCCCCTTCCCAAATATATGCAACATACTTAGGGACGGGGTACTTCTCTTCACGTACATCAATAATCATGTCCAAAGACCGTGTCGAACTTTGATAAGACGGATCATCATTTCTTCGTCTTCCTTTTCATACGCTGCTTCCATTTTTTGTAGTAACTTATGGGCCTTATTACTCATCTTTTTAAGCTCTGGAGACTTGTCACTACTCCAACGCAATTTACCACCGTTGGCTTGACGACTTGCCTCACAGTAAGCAGTCCACCCACTTGCTTCGTATGGATCTGGTCGCGCTGGCCGTGTAACTGTCCACCAAGTATAAAGGTCAAGAATCTCTTGTGCTTTTACTGCTTGCGGCGTAAGTTTTCCAAGGTTTTCGCTATCATCTCCGACTTCATCTTTTTGCCAGCGTAGATTTCTTTGCCACTCCAAATTGTCAAGTCCAGCTTGGGGGCAGCGCCACCCTCTGATACGGAACCACCCAAAGTTGTACCATGGCGCTTTGTACTTGGCTCTCTCTTCTGAATTCCATGCAAGGTGCCACCATGCAAGTTCGACTTCGACGAAATCTCTGAGTTCGTTGAATAAACATGGGAGAAAACGATTCCCAACATCACACCAAGACCCAGGATTAATATCAGAAGGGTGGGCAGTAAGAGCGTGTGTTCGAGTAATAAAGCGATTATTAAAGTAATACTTGATAGCATATAGTTTATCCGGAATATACATTAATGCATTTTGTAGACTACTTAGGCCAGTTTCAGCCAACCAGTAACGAAGGGGGTTATACTTCTTGGCATCATCATACCAAGTATCCCACTCTTCACTTGTACCAAAAGCTAACTTAGGAGTTCCGCGAACCCAGTCAGCAAAGTTTGAACATGACCAATATTTTCCACGCATTTTAATCTACCTTATCAATTCCAATTACATTTCCATACGCTACTTTATATACTGCAAATAAAGTAGCTTCGTGTAAAGTTTTAAATGTTTTACTAGTAGGAGTACCAGCGGTCATGTAATATCTGACCTTATACATCTTTCTTTAAAAACGGCTTCAAGTTAGGAGCGACCCAGCCAACTGGTTTAAGTACCTTACCATCTTCACGTTTACGAACCTTACCAGTTTCTTTATCAATCTTGGCAAAGTTGGTACTCATAACTTCTTTCCAGCCGCCATCAGGATTAGCACCCATACTGTGCATGGCGCCAATAGCCACAACCACGATATCTAGTAACGCATCAAATTGTTCTTGAACATCACCAGTGATGATCGCTTCTTGTAATTCCTTGTACTCTTCAGTAACTAGTTTGAGGTACATCTCATATTGTTCACGGTCTGAACCGTCAACTGACTGATCACAAGCAGTCATGAATTTTTCTTGATCGCGAAACGGGTTTGTCATTATTTTTCCTTATATTGTTATGCGAGTACTTAGTTTCTCTTCAATAAACCTGCCATCATCTCCACAGCTAACAGGTTTGCCATCATCATCTAGCCACATAGTTCCCCATGTGTTATACTTCTCTTCAAACTCTATGAATACTCTACCATTTGTACAAAATAATTTTATCTTTGTACGATCCTCACGAATAGGTTCGGGCCATGCGGCCCAAATAAAACCTACAACAAGCAAAGTGGCAAACACCCACTTGTATTTGTTTTGTGAAGTCATTTCAATGCATCCAATGTTTGACGTTTTGCTTCTTCTTTTACTTCTGCGTTATGTATAATTTGCATACCACGGAATAATTCTTCAACAACATGCACAATAGCATCCTTGCCATCGTCTGTCAAGTGGCTATACTCAGGACTTACCGTGCTTTCATGCCAAACAGTTCTGTTTTTAACAAGTTCCATCAATGATCCGTAGACCATGTCCTTGTGCATACTGCGTCTAATATTATATTTTCTCGCCATTCTCAAAGCCTCTAAAATGGAGAAATCGTGGAAAACGTAGAGAAAAAGTGCCATCTTGATTTTGTGTAACTGCATCTGCTCTCACTTCAACAACTTGGCCAAGCAAACTATCACGATCAGCCCAAAAGCTAATTCGCTGATCATCGCTAAAACCACTACCAACATTGACGGTAATATCTTTCCCGTCGTCTTGTCCGGAACAAACCAGAGCTCCAAGTCTTCCCAGATTCTTACCAGTTCCTTCTTCAACATTTTGAACCTCCAGTGATACCTCAATAAAAGGCTTCAACTTCAGCCAACTTGCCGTCCTCTTACATTCATAAGGAGCATTAGGATCCTTAATCATGATTCCTTCATAACCACCAGCAATTGCGTATTGGTTAATTTCTTTAAAACGCTTTTTACCTTCTGCGTCATTAAGGTCAACAAGTTCATGACCAACAACTGCTACATTGGGCATTTCATCTTTGTAAGTTTTATGCCAGTAGTACAACATAGCACTACGTTCTTCTTGTCCTTTGTCCCAACCACCTTGCTCAAAGTTTGCAAGTGGAAGGAAGTCAAACAAATGTAGCACAGCGTCACCTGCTTCAACATTGTCCTTGCGGTGTACTTGTTTCATTAAGTCTTGGAAACTACTTGACATGACTTCACCATCAAGGACAAAATCTACGTTCTTAGTAGTACCATGCTTTTTAATTACGGCACTAATTTGCTCTGCAATGTGTGGAAAGTTTACTAGCTCTTTACCATTGCGACTAAACATCTCAACGCGACCATCTGCGCGAACAATAGTAATGACGCGAACACCGTCGAGTTTAACTTCAATATATTTCTTGCCTGTAACTTTGGACTCATGATTAGTACTATCGTGAGCAAGCTGACAGCTAAAAACAGGAATTGCATATTGTGGATATTTCTTTTCTACTACTTTGTTAATTGTTTTCTCGCTTGCCCCACAACGCAAATCCTTAATAAGGATACGACGATACCAACCATTCCATTCTGCCTTGGTGGCAGTGTTCATCATCGCATCAACGGCAGAACGGGCAGTGTTGCCGGTGAGCTCACGATTACGCAAACGCTCAACAACACTAGTAAAGCCAGACCAAGATAGGCCAGCACCATCTTCATTTGTTTTCTCCGGAATTTGTTTGAGACCAAAAGTAATCATTGAGTCGAGTGCAAGTTTGCATCCTTCAAAGAACTCGCTATTGCCAGATTCTGCTTGTACAGCAACAATCTGTTCTTTGTTTAACCGACTAGGATGATCTTCAAGACTAGAAATAACTCTGTAGCAGGGATCGCTCATTATGACCTCGTGATAATATAATGTGTTTATTCTACACAATAGTTATCAGTATGTCAAGTAGTTTGTAGTCTTAAATGGTTTTCCTTCGTATGCGTTTTCCAATTGCGTTAAAATTTTACGTTTCATTCTGCGTATAATTTTATGGTCATGGTTAAACTTGAAGGTTTTTAAATAACTATACCACCATGAATTTTTATGGCGTGTAGCACCATTTGAATCCATGTAGCGTTTGATTGTAGATGGATCATAATCAAATCTATCAATCATTTCGCAAGCTATGTTAAATGCGAATGATCCCATTTCATCCCTGTCACCAAAATACTCTTGTTCTTTTCGCTCTTTGGCATACTCGGCAGTACTTTGATATCCTGGGATATTCTTAAAATTGCGAGCACGGAACTGTCGCATATGAATCAGCTCATGAAGTATAATATCCGCAAAACGTAAACTCATTCGCTTCCATCGATGTGTAGTTAGCTTATAATGTTCATCGAACATATTGTAATAAAAGCTAATTTCTATCGAGGTGCGATCTTTTTTATCGTAATCGCTGTGATACATTCCACCCATTTGTATGTAACCTAGGTGGGATTTTACTCCTACAATTTTAGTTACTTTTACGGGTAGCCATGCTTTTATATGCTTACTGATAATTTTTTGTACTTTATCAGCAGTCAGCGTTTTTCCTACTACTTTTTTATTAAGTGAGTAAAAATATGAGTACAATTGTTCACGATCTAGCTCAGACCAATTGAATGGATACTGCATGGGCGTCTCCTACACCCATTATTTAGCCCGCACTAGGCGGGCTAATTATATACGCATATTATGGGCGTTTTTCGATAACTTTATCAGCCAAGCCATATTCTACAGCTTCAGAAGCACTGAGGAAAGTGTCGAATTTCATGGATTCAAACATTTCGTCATACTTTTTACCAGCTGAGTTATGTTTAACATACAATTCTGTAAGGCGCTTGTTCAAACGCTGGCTTTCTTCAAAGCTGCGTTTTGCATCTTCAAATTGCAGTTCTTGCACATGAACGCTACCCTTAGTCCCAGGAGTTCCAGAACTCACACGGTGGATCATAGTTCGCGATTCAGGCAAGACATATCGTTTTCCTTTTGCACCGGCCTGGGCCAACAAAGAGCCCATGCTACAAGCCTGGCCCATAACAACAGTGCTAACGTCAGGCTTAATAAACTGCATGGTGTCGTAGATAGCCAAGCCAGCAGTAACCAAGCCGCCAGGGCTATTAATAAACATTGTAATGTCTTCATTTCCTTGACTCTCCAAGAATAATAGTTGAGCCACTAAAATGCTTGCACTATGTTCATTGACATCTTCGTCAAGCATTACAATGCGGTCTTTGAGCAAACGACTATAAATGTCGTAAGCACGTTCACCGCGAGCTTCAGTTTCAATAACTGTAGGGATTAAACGTGGCATATATTTCCTTATCTTCCGTTTTTAATTGTTTCAAATAGTTCGGCTCGTTCAGCCTTAAATGCATTATACATTATTTGTATTCCAGTGTAAAGCAAATAGAACACACAGCCGAATATGTAAGCAAACCAAATTTGTACTGGTATGTTAGTACCCGTAACGCATTGGATGCCACTAAGTACTATCAACATGAATAATGTTGATAGAAGGCTTATAAAAAACCATGCGACCAATGCCATGCCGGTCTCACGTGCCAAGTCACGTTTAAACCCTCTATGGAATTCAAATAGACCCTCGCCAACTTTGACTAGGATCCATTTGATAAAAGCTAAAAGCGTTCTCACTGATCAAGTTCCTTGAACGCTTCAGGCGCACGTTTTGCGGCAGCGGCTTGGGCACGTTGTGAATCACGAGCCTTACGCAATACGTTTGCATCACCAGTGGGCAATGCTACGAGCACATACGCACGGTAACGCCCACCTTCATTGATAACTTTGCGATCAGCGGTCTCAACACCAGTGATATCTACACCCTTGCATGAAGAGCGGATAATTGTTTCACTGACTTCAGAACTACCAGTTTCAGTATCTGCAAGATATAACTTGGTGCGTTGGTCCATTGTACCACCAGCACTCATACAAACTTTAGCATAGGCAAAATGTTTTGCTTTGATAAATGCCATGTTGTAGTCGCGACTAACACTAGTACCAGATGCGTACACTGCACTGTTGCTCATTGGCAACTTCATCATCCACTCAGGTGATTGGTCAATCATGCGTGTAGCATATTTTTCTTGACGTTCACGTTCGTTGTCTGCTCGACGCTCGTAAGCATCTTTAGTTGTACCACATGCAGTCAAAAGCGCAATAATAGGGATTAGCAAAAGAATTTTTTTCATTTTATTTTCCTGACATTTTATCTTTGGTCCAATTAGCAGTGTCTTGGATATCTTTACCAACACCTGCCACTGTACTACAAGCGGCGAATGAAATTGTAACCGCTACCAACATTAGTTTGATAATGGTTTTCATTTTGCCATTTCCTGTGAATGTGTCTTTACTTGATCGATTGCCTTATCGCCCATACGAGCAATTCCAGTCAAACCGACGGTTGCAATGACAATACCAAAAATAGTGCCTGCAATGAAGTTCTTCATTTGTTACCTTCTTTCTCTCTGTGTTAAAAGTGTTACCAGTATAG